AATCAGTTTGATAGAGCGAGCTTTGAAATCCCTGTAGATTACAAGCCTAACATTATCAAAGAAGCCCAGTTTTTTGGTTTCCAATCCAGAGACGGGGCTTTTTGTTTGTTCAGAATTTCAGAAAAATCCTATGATATTGGATTGTCTATACAAGGTATAGACAGAGCTGAAAGTGACTTACATTCATTCATCATCGAGAATAAGCGTCCTAAGGGAACTGCTGAACAAGTATTGAGTGGAATTTTAGAGGGAACAGGCTATCAATTAGGGAATGTAGATGGCTTGACTCGGACAGGAAAATTGAGCTTTTACTATATTTCAGTTCGTCAAGCGCTCGTTAAAATAATTGAGTCATACGCTTGCGAGTTCAAGGCTAGATATACCTTTGTTGAAAACAAGATAATTGGACGATACATTGACTTAAATCAACGCTTCGGGCGTGTTACAGGTCATCAATTCGAGTATGGCACTAACATTCTGAATGTTACATACGAAGAATCGTCTGATGACGTTGTAACAGCCTTGATTGGTCGTGGTAAGGGTGAACAAAGCACGGATGAGAATGGAGAATCTACTGGCGGTTATGGTCGAAGAATCCAGTTTAAAGATGTTGTTTGGACGGTTGCAAATGGCGACCCCGTTGATAAACCAGCGGGACAGAATTATGTAACAAATGAAACCGCTAGAAATATCTATGGATTACATCAGAATGGCGTTATTAAGCATCGTTTTGGCGTATATACCAACGAGGATATTGAAGACCCTACTGAGTTATTAAAAGCTACTTATAAAGAGTTACAACGATTATCCGTTCCAATTGTTACGTTTAAAGCAAATCTTTTGGATTTAGCTAATGCGATTGAGCAGGATGTTTGGATTGGTGACAGTGTTGGAATCGTAAGAGACCAAATAGGGATTGCTTTTGAAGCTAGAATCCATAAATTAGTCATCGATAAATTGGATAATAACCGTTCAATCGCTGAGTTGGGCGATTATCAAACCTTACAAGCTAAAGACCGTGCAACACGTCAACAATCTATCAAAGATGCAATAAGCGGTTTTAGTGCATCGCTATTTCATGAAGCTATTGCGAATGAAGTCGAAAGACGTAACAAGGAGATTGACGAAAAGGTTCGTATCATACAACTTGAGATTGATAACGTTGTAAAAGAATACCAAAACAAAGCAGAAGATTTCAGTGCTAAAATCCATGAAGAAGTGGAGAAAGAGCGCCCTGAGTTCCTGAAGCGTATCCGTGAAGAGTTGATGAGTGGCGCGGACTCAATTGCTGAATTAAGTAAGAAATTAGAGCAGGTCAGTGAGACCGCAAGAATTAACGCAGGACTGATTGGCGGAGACGGGACAGCAATCTACAATAAAAATCGTCTCAACGGTAGCACTGCTAAAAAAATTGCCTATGGTACTGATTACGTCGAAGTTGGACATAACGGTGAAGGCTTTGAGCTAGGTAAGCAGTACGTTATTAGTTGGTCAGCAACATGTACGGTTTACGGAAAGACTGATGTGACTGTAATCATAAACAAAACACCGTTTTATGGTGGTCATGTTCATTTTGAGCCTGCTAATCCACACTTGCCAAATATTGACAAAGACTTAACTCAAAAAGAGGAACAGGTATTGGCGGTTTACAACGGTACTTGTCGCTTGACTTTCTCGGGCGACTGGTATCAGAACGCAGTTCAGTTTGCGACGGTTGATAATCGGACAAATCGAATTGAGTTTGAACCAGTCTATAAGACGATTGCGGACGGGCAAAATTCAATATATGACGGAAGTTGGAACGAAAATCCAACATTAATATTTGATGGAGGTAGAACATGACGGAAACAATTCCAATTAGAGTGCAGCACAAACGAATGACATCGAGCGATTGGGCAAACAGTCCACTTGTTCTGCTTGATGGTGAGTTAGGTGTTGAGAGCGACACAGGCAAGGTAAAGGTCGGAAACGGTCGTGACAGATTTTCAGCATTACAATACCTGACAGGACCAAAAGGCGACAAGGGAGAGCGTGGCGAAACGGGACCAAAAGGTGCGGACGGTGTTATGCGATTTGAGGAACTTACAAGTGAACAAAGAGAAACATTAAAAGGCGCTCAAGGACCAGCAGGACCAACAGGACCTAGAGGAGCAGACGGCGCGCCCGGACAAAAAGGTGACACTGGTCCTCGTGGAGAACAAGGACCCCCAGGACCAGCGGGACCTAGAGGTGCAGATGGTGCAAGAGGTGCTCAAGGACCAGCAGGACCAACAGGACCTAGAGGAGCAGACGGTGCGCCTGGTCAAAATATTATCAATCAAAATGGTGGGCAACCATTGAAGTATTGGTTCGGTTCCAAATCTCAGTATGATGCACTTTCTACTAAAGATAGCACTACTATCTATGACGTCTATGAGTAGGTGGTAGTATGGCTAGAGAAGGAATTTATGTAGGTAACAAGGAAGTTACTCAGCGTTACATCGGTTCAAGGCTTGTTTGGATGAAAATAAGATTGTTATTTAGCGGTGACGTATCAATAAATTACGATAGTCGCAGCAAACAAATAACACTGAATAAGGATTTTTTGCAAAATAAGATAAAAACAGTTGAGATAAACGGGAAAGAAATTTCGTTTTCTCTCATTGAAAATAAGCAAGGGAAAACTTATGTAACTTTCACCGAGTCCCTAGAAGAATTTGAACGAAAAACTGGATTTAATCGATATAGAAGTTTCTATGGTTCAATCCCTATTAAAGTTTATGGAGGTTAAAAATGGACATCACTATTCAAAACGTCCGTGCGCCTGCTCTTGAGCATAACGGGCGGTATTATAAGGTATTTCAACCAAAAACACGCGATGAATTGCTAAAACTACATCACATGGGTTGTACTGGAGATACCGTGTTAACTGATATTCAGTTAGAGCAAGGAGATTTTCCTACTAGCTTTGTCGATCCTATGGTTACACAACGGACTTTGTCTGGACTGTTTAAGGATATGCGTTCTATCGAACTGGAAATGAAAGACCAAAATAGTTCGCTTTGGAGCAAAATCCAGAAAAGCAATCAAGGAGCGTTGACTCAATTCTTCGATACGAATGTTAAGAGTGCGATTGCACAAACGGCAAACGAAATCAGACAGGAAGTTCGCAACGCTTCTAATAGCGCTAGAGTACAGGTTACTCCAGAGGGCGTGGTTATTGGCTCAACTACTCTAACAGGGGAACAACTAGCCTCAACCATTTCTGCCAGTCCTAGAGGCGTGGACATCATCGCACCTAAAATTAAAGTTAAGTCCGACATGCTCGTGGACGGTGCAATAACCGCTAGTAAGATAGCTACAGGTTCTGTTACCGCCGACGCATTAGATGCTGGTTCGGTTACAGCCGATAAGGTTAAATTCGATACTGCTTTCATTCAAAGACTGGTTTCTCAACAAGCTTTTATCGATGAGTTGTTTGCAAAACAAGCAACGATTACAAAGATACAGAATGTTGATTTCACAGGAAATCATATTAAAGGTGGTCGCATTACATCTCTAAATGGGGATACTATGTTTGATTTACAAACAGGATGGCTTGAGATGAACGGACATGGCGTTGGTATCAAAAATCAATTCCCTAATAGGCCTTTACAATATTTAGTTTTCGGTTCTGGAAACATCAACGGTGTTGAAGGTTCATACACAGCTTTATTAAGTAACAGAAATAGGTTCGTAACTATGGACCATACATCTGCAGGGCTTCAAATCTGGAATGGACGAAACGGAAGTAATGTTCAAAGTGCCGTGAATATGTACGGGCAAAAAATCACATTTAACATAAGTGCGCAACCAGGTTTGAAAGAAGTGTCTATTGACACGAACACTCATACGCTTGCTGGCGTTGA